ACAGGGTCTTTTTCTGAATCTTGGATAACAACTGCTTCTCCATTCTTCCATACAATCATACCTCTCATGACACTTGCTAAGTCACTAATAACTTTGTATGCTTCTGCTTTTGTCTGTAAAACTACATTAGCAGCAAATCTTGGTTCATGTAATCCTGTACTACCACTTGGTATATAGTTAGCGTCACTAGTTGCAAATAAAGATAAAAAGTCTGCTGCTGGTATATTGGCAGGAACAAGTTCATCACAATATCTACCGATACCGAATAGTTCCCATTTATTTATTTGTGCTGCTGTGATATAGTTTCCTAAACCATATCTTTTGTTAGTCATTAAATCATAAAGAATCCATGCAGGGTTATTAGACCATGACTGATAAAAACTACCGTCCCAATCTTGTTCAGTTGTAGTTATCTTTTCAGTACTTGGACTTCTTCTGTAATGAGCAGGAATAAAAGTTTTCTCTACGGCACTTACTGTTGTAGTTGCACTAGAAGTTGCTCCTGTAATAGTACCACCAGTTATTGGCACATCTCTAGTACTTGCTCTTCCTCTAACATAGATAGTGGTTGACCCAACGATTTTATCAATAACCATACTTGCAACAGAAACTGTAATCGTACCCGATGGACTTGCTAAATCAGAAGCCTCTGAATCAAGAGGTACTTCATATGTTATTTTTGTTGTGCTTGTTACAATACAGTCAAAAGTTCCGTTGTAGTTACTAACCGAAGCTCCTGCTACCGTAAGTTGAATAATGTTACCAACAGGAAGACCGTGTCCACCATTAATTGTTATAGTTGCAGTCTGTTTCTTTGTTTCTGTATCTCTAGTACCGCCTAAAGCACTTGCTGTGATTCCTTGAGAGATAGATTCTCCCGTTTGGAAACTTGATGTACTTGCGACAGTTAACTTAAGGCCATCGTAATCGCAAGGAACATAGTTTGTTGGTACAGATATTAATTTACCATCAATCTCATATCCACGCTTGGGGATACTATTGAAGTTTTCTGCGTCTATGTTTCCAGCAACATATGCAGTAAAAGGGTATTCCAGTTTGTCAGCAATCGATGCTTCAATGCTCTCTACGAAAATGTCGTTAGATACCTGGTTATTGTCATCACTACTTGGCGACCCTGACAATCTAGTAACTTCTATCGCCCAGTCAAGTATGCCCTCGTCATCTTTTATATCCTCAATATTAAAACCAAATGTATGTGCATATTTTGCAGTACACTTACCTCTAAATCCTGTATTAAACATTGTTGCAGTTTTTGTAGTTCCTGCATTATTTACATATCTTAACTTAATACTGAAGTTTACACTTGTTTCATGTTGGTCACCTTTTTGTTTTCCTGTTTTTACTAATCTTACCATAGCGTTGGTAAAGATTGTAACTTTTAAATAATCAGCGTTTCTTTTTTCAAACTGTGAACTAGAAATAGTAAAATATTGTGGTTCACCATCTTTTAATACTGTTCCACTTTTTTGTTCTACTATTGCTGCAGTAGGAAACTCTGCAAAGAATCTGCCATCTGGTGTTTGGTTTGCTAATCCATTTGCGGTTACAACTTCAAAGTTATCAAAGTTTGCAGTCTTTGAAATATTACCTGTTGCTAAATCAACATCTCTAAGTCTTGTTTCATCAATAAAAATAGAAGCGTCACCATGCACTAATCCCTTGATTGGCCCTTCTGCTATGGCATCAATAAAAGTTGCACTCTGTCTTGCAAATAAGTTATCATCAGCAGCGTAAGACGAGCCTCCGCCTCCGCCTTTACCTCCACCGGATCCTCTGATTATTATTGGTTTAAACTTCTTACTCAATTTGATTTCTTCCCTCGTCATTTCGACCACCACGGCCTCCACCGCCGCCGCCGCCGCCGCCACGACCATAACTTCCTGTATTAGTATTTTGTCCATATTTTGAACCCGGTGTTCTAAAGTTACTAATACCCACTAATTTTCTCTTCGATGAAGCGCCTGCCTTTGACCTCGCTGTTTGCGTAAATATCGAAGCAGATATAGTGGAAGACCCTGTTAATATTCTACCGTACACTAACGGTACAGGGCCACCTTGTCTTGTTGTGTTTACTGCTCCACTAAATAAATAGTTTTCTGCCCTTTCTTCTGCGTCTCCTGTGTCTGGTTGTGGAGAAAGCATCTGTATTAGTTGTCCTGCAACCATCATCATACCGACACCTGACATCAGACTTCCTAAGAATCCTACTGTTGAGAATGTTTGTGCACTAAGTGCAGCTCCTCCTGCTACGGCTTCAAATGCTGCTGCGTTTGTTGCCATACCACCAGTCAAGGCACTACTACCTCCTATACCGATTGCAGCAACGCCACCCGTAGCGGCTATAAGAGCCATACCAACTAATATACTTAGTCCTCTACTTTTTGACCCTTCTACAACAGGTACAAAGTGCATAGGCATACCAACTGGGACAGGGTGTACCATATCCAAGTCGCATTGTACTCCGTTAGGTCTTTCGAGTTCTTTATCTCCAAAAACAATTTCATATGCTAGACTATCTGCTGCATCAATGAGATATTGTTTAAAGCCCTGTCGTTGAACAGCGATTGCCTGCAACGCCTCTGATGGCGAGGCAACATCGAGGTTCCATTCGTGACCGAACTTATCCCCTAATACTCCTTCTAAATAAACTTTTCTCATATCATACTCTCATGCCTAACAACCATTCTTGTAATGTTTCTCCATATACCATTGTAGTTATCTCTGCAAGATAATCTGCTTGGTGCATGATGTAACATTTTAAAGTTGCCCATATAGACGCCCGCGTGGTTTGTTACTTCACTATTTAATGCCATCAATATGACATCATTCGGTTTTAGACTTCCGTCTGTTACTTTTTTAAATCCTTCTTTTTGGTAGTGTTCTACATAAAGGTTTTGTCCTCTTTCCCAGAACTCCCACTCATACTGATACTCTCTGATGTGTATACCGATAGTATCAAAATAATCTTTTATAATTGTATAACAGTCATATGCTCCAAATACAAATGGTCTACCTATCAATGGTAGAATCTCATTCTTGGAGTCTAACTTAATATAGTCTTGTGTGTTAAATATATACCAAGGTATACCTAATCTATCACAAGCAGCCCTATCTAAAGGACTTGGTTCTAAATCACCATGTGGGTGACTATGCACTATCCCAACAACATCACATTCTGCATTTATATCTCTATAATCTTTTGGGTCGATTACAAAGTCATTTAGTTTATCAAATGCTTGATTTTCTGTTGGATAAAATTTCATTCTACCTTTACGAATACCTACAATACCACATGCTTCTTCTGGTATTTTACTTCCTATGTATTCAAATATTTCTTGTTCTACTGCTTCTATCATTAATACAATGCCGCTCCTGGAAAGCCTCCAAATGGTAATGATACATTACTATTCGGTAAATTGACTGGGTTATAAATGTTTGCATATGCGACTGCTCCTGAGCCTCCACCACCTGATACGGTTACTGTTGGATTAGAAGTATATCCGCTTCCTGCATTATTAATTGTATAAGTTGTTACTGCTCCGCCTACAACATTTGCAGTTACAGATGCTCCTGAACCACCTCCTCCAGAGATGGTAACTGTAGGTGTACTACTATAGCCTGACCCTGTTTGTCGAAGTCCAGTAGTAGTATTTATTGCCGCTTGTACAGTTATGATTGAACCACCTACTTCAGGTCTATGTCCATATCTTGTCTTACAAGAATCTAAAGTCTTACCACAGATATCGCCTCGTTTCCAGTAAGAAATATTAGTCGGTCTGATTAAATCTTCTACTGAATCACTTGTGGCGATACTGTGTGCTGCTATACATCGGAACAATGTACGTCTAGTAAGTTGTAAAAACCCTGAGTTTGCTGTGTAAGAACCACTAGCACTATTATCATCTTCAACTGTTACATTTGCTCCACTTACTGCTGTAACATAAAGAGGAACTTGTTTATAGTCATAATTAGTAGTGCCTTTTGCTATTACATAGTCACCTACTGATATGCCGTGTGCTGAAGTTGATAGTTGATAAACTGTTGCGTTACTACCATTTGTAATACCTGCTACTGTAAATAAATCTCCTACCGGTCTTTGATATTCTGCGTACTGGTCTACTGCATAAGACTTGGCTGCATACAAACTTGTCGTTCTATTAGATTGAGTATTTTGTAATCCCCAGTAATTATAAGTATTTTCAGTATATGATGAATCCGTAGTATCTAAAGTTATCTGTGTATTTTCTTTGTCAAAGTATAATATATAATCTACTCCACCAATAGTAAACTCGTTATCGTTCGGCCAATCACAACCTCCTTGGTCAGTATCTTGATACTTCCACGGACAGCGGGCAGCGATTACGGTTCTTCGGGGTAATTTAACCTTTTCCACATCAAACGCACTTGCTAACTCAAATGAAATTTCCACACCGTTTTCAGATGCTTTTCTTTCTATGTAATAAATTTCTCTATTCAACTCTACAGGCGGATTTGTTGTTAAGTACTTACGAAGTGTTTTTCTACGAATAACTTTCGCTCCTAACAGGCCATCGAAGTTAGTAAGATAAGTATTCCAATATGCGTTTATGTTTGCGAACTTGATTGTGGGTCTTGGAAGTGAGCCTGTTCCTTTGTATTCAAAACCATCGGCTTCGACTGGAAAGGCGACATAAGAAACTTGTTGATAATCGGAAGATGTAGTTGACCCGTAATTTGTCTCATTGACTAGACTGTACCATTGAATATTTCCGCCTGTCGCAGTAGAATCATTGTGAAAATAAAGTTTATCAACACCTACTCCACCAATATCTTTTAGTTCTACTTCGAATACTGTTACTAAAGCATTGCCATCAGTAACTCCACCAGAACTTGGTACTAGTGTTTGAAAGTCTGTGTGTAAATTTACGTTGCTCATGACTCGAATACTTCTCTTAGTGTTGCTGTTAAATTATAAAACTCGTCGTATGAATATGTTTTTGTCCATGTATCACATACTACTTTTAGTGTTTCTTCGCTACCTGATTCATTTGAGTCAGGTATAGTGAAACTAAAGTTATCGACTCCACCAAGACTATTGAAGTATCCTGCAATGTCGTCAATGATTGCTTTTGGTTGATTTTTGAAAGTTACTGAGAAAGTTCTTTGAACATTGTTTATTCCATCTCTAACTCTTTGTTCATAACCATCTCCAAATTTTGCTACAAGAACTCTAGGTTTGTATGGTGCGGACATACCTTTATCAGGCACTACTGCTCTACTTCCAAAATTACTTGATGTTGTAAATCCTATTGCCATTATACTCCCGTTCCATTATACGGACTTAGTACTCCGCCTGGTCTTTGTTGTTCTACCATTTCTTTCTGTACAAGTGCTGCTATTGCTTTACCCATGGCTTCCATATTCGGTCCACCATTACCTGATACTGATGCTGCACCCTGTCCGTTTACATTTACATTCACAATAACACTATTTCCACCACCATGCATCTCAACTGGAATACTTCTTCCATCTGGTAAAGGTACGACTGCTTCATTGTATCTTCCCTCTCCTACTAAGACAGTTGGTGATGTTGCTATACCTCCAGAACGATATCCTCTTGTATATCCTCCTTTTGCCATTGGTATAACTCCACCATTTGCCATTCCCATTCCGAAGCCCATCATATTTAGAGTTGCCATAGCGGCTTGTTGTGCTGCTATTTTTACTAACTGTTGTAGTACTAATGTTGCTAAAGATTTAAATGCCTCTTTAGCCGTAGCAGCCCCTGTTGCTATATCTGCAAACATTTTTTCAAGTCCTGTTGCAAAGGTTTGTTGAAGTTTAAATGCCATTGTTGTTGATTCTTCGTATGCTTTTGTTTGTTCTTCTGCAATGTTCAATCTCAGTTTTTCTTGTTTTATGAGTTCATCATTTGCTATTTTTTGTTCGCCTTTTAAAGTCTTACCTTTATCTTCTAACTCAGTAATCTTGTTTTTAACAGCCTGTTCTGCATTGGTAAGTTCAACTATTTTTATCTGTTCTTTTAGTTTTACTGCGGCTGCATCTTTTCTGCTTCCTAATCTTGCAGTAGAAAGTTTTGTACCTAGTTGACTCATTACTAAGTCTCTTTGTGATTGAATGATTCCTTCTGTTTGTGTAACTTGGGCATTGACCATTGCTAGTACATCTTTGATTGATGAGCCTTTAATTACATCTTCTGACACACCAAGTATAGTTGCAAGTTTTGTAGCCTCTGCATCACTTACCATTGCAGTCTGGTCTGTCATTGCTGATAAAGCATTTTGTGCTATCTTCATATCTTTTACTTCTTTATCAAAGTAACTACTTGCTAATCCTTTTGCACTTTCTGCTCTCCTACTCATTGTACTTTCTAATACTTGGTCTAATGTTTTTAATCCTTGTCCTGCATTTGTAATTTGAAGAAGGAAAGTATTTAACTTGTCTGAATCCATTGACATAACATCGCCAAAGTTTTCTAGTCCTGGAACTAATTTTTGTAGTTCATCAAATAGTCCTTGTACTGCTCTTTTCTGCTCTGCTATTTGTTCTTTACTGTATAGTGCGCCTCCACCTGCTGCATCTGATTTAGTAGCGGTTGCCATTGACTGTAGTCTTGATATCTCGCCTAAAATACCAGATGTGCTAACTGCGTTTGCTTGGAATTCTGCTGCTTTCATAGCGGAAAGCTCTTTACCTTCTTTTTCTCTTTTTGTTTGTTCTTGGATAAGTTTATTAATACCTTCCATTTTTTCTTTTGTTAAATCTAAGGACTGATTGAAAGTATCGTTCGCTGATGCACCCTCTCTTCTTGATGTTGCAAATTGTGTTATACCTGTAGCATCAACAAAGCCTTGTCCTATGTCTCCCATCTTATCAGACATATCTAAAGAGTTGACAGCATCTATTGCAGTTTGTACTGCATCACCAGAAAGACCTAGTAATCTTGCTACACCTCTAATCATTTCAAGTAGTTTTACAACACCTGCTAGTATGAAGTCCATAAAGTGTCCTACACCTTTAAATACAGAAACAATAATCTTATCTATATTATCTACCATGCCCATAATAACCTGGAATAACATAATAAGTATAC